TTGACCGTCTGATGGACTTTTAACAGTATTATAGTCCACATCATCTAGACGATGTAACCAAACTTCACCAGATCCAGAAGATCCACCACTTCTACTAGATAATGCTAATCTTGTTACTTGAGCACTTATAGAATCTCTAAAGTTTTTTAAGCCTTCTTCTAGTTCTTGTTTAAGAGGTTTTAGATCAACAAGTCTACCATCTGCCCCCGGCGGTCCGATTGGACCTGGGATCCCTTGTTCGCCTCTATCACCTTTATCGCCCCTGGGTCCAACAGGTCCGATATCGCCTTTTTCACCTGGGACTCCTTTTTCTCCTTTTTCTCCTTTTTCGCCCTGTGGTCCTTGAATCCCTTGAATACCGACTGGTCCTCTAGCGCCCACATCGCCTTTATCGCCTTTATCACCTTTATCTCCTTTCGGTCCTTGTGGACCCGCAATACCTTGTTCACCTTGAGGTCCTACGGGACCGACTGGACCTTGTTCACCAAGATCCCCTTTTGGTCCTCTACCGCCTCTTGGTCCAACAACTTCACCAACTTCTAGTTGTTCGCCATCAGAGAAATTTAAGATTAAACGATTTTCGAATATTCCTGCTTTGAGTATAGCATTGCCAGCGTCACCTTTATCTCCTTTGTCTCCTTTCTCACCTTTAGGACCAACGGCTTCTACAATGACAGACTCAGCAGCATCACCACGATCACCCTTTGGACCTTGCGGTCCAGGTGGTCCTTCGATAGTTTTGATCTCTTCTATCTCTTCACGTAGTTCTTTTACGTTTTTAGAGATTTCTTGTTTAGCGAGTTTTAGAGATGCTGCTAATAACTTGGCGTTTTCTATGTCTTTCATCAGACTTCCTCATCATCATTCATCTCTATATTTTCTAATAAGGATGTCATTTTACTAACGAGTTTTTTATCTTCTTCTGACATTTCTATTGGTTGAAATTCTTCTATTACTGTATTCGCGTTTATAGATTCCATTGGAGTATCATCTTGATTGTTATCTTCATCATCATTCATAGGACTATCAGGATCATCAGATTCTTCTTTGATCTCTTTATCCATCTCTTCAATATCCTCTTCAGACATTTGAAGAATGTTCTTACGAACCCAAGCCATTGAGTAGTATTTACCAACAAAACCATCAATCTCATTGGCAAGAGATAGTCTTTCTCTTAATACTTCTGCTTCTTTTAATTCAGCAAAATAGTTATCATGAGCAAACTCGTAGTAGATATCTTCACGAATTTTTTTCCAATCTTTTCTTGATATTACACCTTTTAGAACTAACTGTATTTCTAAAAGATTATCAAATAGATGTGAAAATCTATTTCTAAGTCTTTTTATAAACTTGGAAAATTTTAACTCATCGCGAGTAATTTCTGTAGATCTACCAAGATTAAACTGATTCTCTGCTTCCATACGTGTGACAGGAACATTCAGAGACTTGTAGAGTTTACGACGGAAATAATCTACATCGTCCATCTCTCCAAGATTTTGACCGCCTGGAAGTGTAGTAATCTCGGTGCCTCTACCACCTTCTCTACGAGGAAGCCAGAAATCTTCTAACATTGTCATAAACTTACGATCATCTCTAACTTCACCAGTCGAAGCATCATAGACAAGACGATTCTTATGTTTTGTCATCATGTCTTGTAGATATTGTTCAGCCTTCATCTTTGGAAGATTGCCTACATCGATATAAAATATTCTACGTTCTGGTGCACGAGATAAACGATAGATTACAGTTGCGTCTTCTAACATTCTAAGTTGATTCAATGGTTTGATTGCTTTGTTAAGATATCCTAGTACAATCTTATTTGATGGATCGTTTATACCACTTGTAACATGACAGATAGAATCTTTAGCGATCTTTACCGCGTTTTGAGCGCCTGAAGAAGTAATCCCTTTTGGATGATAGATGTAGTACTCGTTGAACCCTTTCTCAACTGTTACCCTTGTACGAGGATGAGTTTCAGTTATTTTTTCACGTATCTTTTTAATTTTTCTAGGGTCTATTTTACGAAGTTCTTGTATACCATTCCTAGGTTTTGATTCGTTGACGAGTATGTGATAATATAAACGTCCATCAACATACCATTGTTTGAATATGTCATATCCTTGATTATTGAAGTCGAGAAGTTTTAATACGTTATAAAATTCTTCTCTAACTTTGTTTTTAAAAGAAACAGAGTATTCCAAATCATCAAGAACAATGTCTATTGGGTTTTCATTGTCCAATACGATTGATTCGTTTACGATATCTTCGATGGCGCTATCACATTCTGGTTGCATAGACATTTCGCGATAACGTGTTACTAGTTCTCCTTCAGACTTAGCAGAACCTTCTAGATCTACATAAGTACCATAAACACCACCAGCAGCGACTTCTACCGCGCCGTCTTCAAAATTAGGTGCAACAAAGGATTTTACATTTTTTTCTTGTTGTTCTTGATTAGATTTCTCTATCTTAAAACCAAATAGCTCTACTGCCATATTTTCATTTCCTAAAATGTATTTTGTTTTATCTATTTATAAATGAAGATAAACATAAAAAAACGGTGGTCTCATAGAAACCACCGTTTTAATACTCTACAAACTAATATTAACCAAAGAGCGGGGCAGTTACCTGACCTACAACACCTTGACCAGCTTGCCAGAAATCGTAAGAGAACGTGACATCAAAAGTTTCAACGGCGTCGTTTGTACCCCAATCAAGTGCAATTGCACCAACTGTTAATGGGAACAGACCGACAAAGTTGTAAGTTCTGATTGGTTCTCCAGTTTTAGCAAATTGTGTAACGGTAGCATTTGACTTGTACTGTGCGGCTTGCGCTAGAGCGGTAGAACGAATGTTTGTTTGTAGTCCGTTGATTGCATTTGACCAACGTTCCATTCCATCGCGGATTAGGAAGTCTTCGTCATTCATGACTGTAACTGTCCAATCAGCGAAAACTCTGTTACCAGCATATTTGATCTGCCGACCGAAGTAGTTGACTGTAGCTACGCCAAGAGTTGCTTCGGGAATCTGAGCTGCCTGAACCATGAATGAGGTCTTAATAAATGAACCACGGTCAACTGGATTGTCAATGGTTACTTGAAACAGATTGGGGCGAGCACCACCACCAGTTAGCTGTCCTTGAAACCCTGCAATATTAAATGCCATTTTATGACTCCTTATCTTTACTTTTATTTATATTAAACTTGACCAACAACTTCACTAAATTCAACACCAGTGCGGCCAGCTACGAAGTTTAGTTGAATAAAGTTGATTGACCGAGAGGGTTTGATAAAGATATCGCCAACAAATTCATTACGATCAATAACTTCAAGAGTATTGTTTGTTTCGTCACAAACAACTCTGAAATCTGTGATACCACGGCGACCTTGTACGTCACGGAGTAATGGTTCTACAAGATTTACAAAGTTAGCTCTTGTAAACTCATCGTTGAATTCAAAGAGTGTAAACTTAGAAGCAGTAGAAATAGCTTTCTCTAGTACAATAAAGAGACGGCGAACATTGATACGATCAAATGCGCTTGGTTTAGCAAGAAGTGTCTTATCACCAAATAGTACAGTTCCTTGTCCTGGGAATGTAGTAATTGGATTGATGCCCTTCTTATAGAGTTCATCCCTTTCAGCTTTATTAGGTGTGAACGCCATTTTAACGACATTCTTGATTTGACCACGGTTGAAACCAGCAGGTGAATACCAAGGATCACGAAGATTGTCTGTCCGAGCCATCGTTCCTGCTACATCACCATTAGCTGGAATGTAACGATATACGTCATTGTACTTGTCGTATTGATACTTCCAACCAGAGTCCATGATACCATATGAACTTGATGGTAGAGTATCACGATAAGCAATGATGTCTTCTGTTTCTGAACCAGCGTAGAGACGATTGTCTACAACGTCTGTTTTCTCTGGAGAAATAACAGCAACACAGTCTTTACGAACTTCACATATTTGTTCGATAAGATAACGCGCTCTTACAGCATTAGCAGAAGCGCCAAGAATTATTGTTACGTCTACTTCTTCAGCGTTTTTGAACTTGTCATATCCTAAGAGATAGTTAGCACTGGTTGGTGTATTACCATCGCGTCCGTTTACAAACGAACTGGTCTGTACATCGGTATCACCAACAAAGGTAACACCAGAAGCTTTCTTACCAGCATTTGTATTAGAAGCATGATGTTTAGTCCACCATACATACTGTGACCGATTATTAATAACATCCTTATAGTAATTACTACGTCCATCTTCTGTCTTAGCATCAGATGCCATAGAAACGGCTGGAAATACTTCAATAACTTGATTCTTTACACCAGTCCATTCACCATCTTCATCTACTACAGCGATATGCATTTCATCAGCGGTTGCACTAGCAGTATTAGCATATGTTGAAGTTCCTGGTGCAATATCAAAGAAGTTGTAGAACTCCCAATAACGAGTTGCAGCATAACCACTAACAGTGTTGCCAGTATACTTTCTTTCAAGTGTTAGTACTGTTGAGTTGGCAATAGCAGAAACACGAACTTTTTCTTTATCTGGACCAATTTCTAGTAGGTCACCAACAACTAATTGTGTATCAAAGAAAGTAGATGTACCGGTAACAGCAGTTGTTTGTGTGGTTACAGCAATCGTACCAGCGATAGAATTTGACCATGCTTGTGCGCTTGGACATACAGAGATTTTGAGAGAGTTACCCAATTCCCCTGGATATTTTGCAACCCATTCACCAACATTTGAGATACCTGTAGAATAGTTATCTTCGTAGTCATCTTCGTTTTTGATGACAGTGTTTAACGTATTTGCAGCGTTTGTTGTTGCATTACGTGCTGAGGTGGCCACAGAACTGTTACCAGTTGCTACAACACGAACTACCTGTAATGCATTTGAATATGAGAGGAAGTTAGTTGCTGTGAAGAAGTCTTCCGCAGTATTTGCGTTAGGTTTCTGGAATGTGCTTACAAGAGCGGTTTCTTGGGAAACTAAAACTCTCTTATCTACTGGACCCCACCGAAAATGTCCAGCAATAGCACCAATAGATGTTGATACAGCGGGTACAACAGTAGTAAGATCAATCTCACTAACGTTGACGCCTGGAGAAACTTGGAATGCCATTTCTTACTCCTTAGATTAAAACGAACAAAGATATCATTTTCTTTTTATTTATATTTTTAACGTTTTTAATAAACTTAGTTAATAAATAGAAATATGAGAAAAACGGAAGAAACCAGACATAAAATGAGTCTTGCTAAACTTGGTAAACCCAAGTCTAAAGAAACTCGTATTAAGATGAGTAAGGCACATATGGGCAAATCTCATAGTGAAGAAACTAAAAGAAAAATTAGTGAGAGTATGAAAAAGAAGTTTCAATCTGTTCTATTCGTTGATCCATGGTCTACCAACGATTAATAAACTGGTCTTTAAGATCTTCTAGACTGTAAGGATCGTTTACGATCATTTCTGCATCATTTGCCGCATCATATCTAAAACCAAACGGTAACATATCTTCTTCCATCATAGATTCTTTATCTTCTAGTATTCTTTTTCTAATATCAGTGTTTGTAAGTTCTTTGAAATAATCTTGTCTTACAAGCCATCCAAATAATACTAGACACATTACTAAATCGTCGTGATATCCTTCATCGGCTTCAAAAGATTCCTTCTTACTAATGAAATTAGATAACTCTTCAATTATGTCAAAATCTTGTATAATAATTTTTTGATTCTCTACCATATCTTTTAAGGTAGAACAACCAATTCTTTTGACTTGTTTTGTAGTTCTTACACCATATTGTGGTTTATTGCCAAATCCACTACCAATAATTTGACCAGATCTACCTCTCATATTTGTCATGAAAATATTTTCATATTCCAAGTCTCTATAAAGAGTAGAAGCAACTTGTTCGCCAATATCATTTATTTCAACTAAAACAAAAGCATTGTTAAAGTTCTTAGCTACATTATATACTAACTCTGGATATAAAATAGGTGAAATAGTAGAGTCTTTGAATTTAGCGACAACTCTATATGGTATCTGTGTGATATCGATAACAGTGAAAGCTGAGTTATCTCCACCAACGCCACGAGATGTATCGACAGATATTACATACTCGTGTTTTTCTTTTATATCTTCATACTGATCAAATCCATTTTTTGAAAATTTAGGGTTGACAAAGGTCAAATTTCGGAGTATATTTACATTGATGAGTGTATTACTACTACCTAAGAATTCGCAAGCAAACTCTTGATTAAAATCTTCTTCACTTGTATTTGCTATTTGTTCTTCTTTCCACTTCTCATCTCTTCCTGGTGTTTCCCACCAATCAACAGCAATTGGTATAAACTTACTGCGTTCTTCTTCAGCCTCAACCCACATCTTGTAGAAATGATTCATACCCGATGGTGTAGAGACTATAATCATTTTAGTCTCTTGACCAGATGAGATTGTAGGATAAACAGACTTAAAGAACTCACTAGCAATACCATGAGGAACGAAAGCAAATTCATCTAGAAAGACAAGAGAGAATGATTGACCACGAGCAGCAGAACCCGTCGTAGATGTAGCGAGAATTTTTGATCCATTTTCTAGTTCAATAGAACCTTTATTCCATACAGCAATACCTTGTTGCATCCATAAAGGTAGATTCTCATATGCTTTCTTTAATCTATCAAGAAGTTCTCTAGCCAATTCTGCCTTATTGGCAAGTAATGCTACGTTTTTATTTTCATTGAAAAGAACATAATGAAGAATAAATCCAATGACCGCAGTTGATTTACCAGACTGTCTCGGCATCTTTGTGATAACAAAACGATTATTATGAAAAGTATTGATCATTCGTTCTTGATATGCATATAGATCTAAAGGAATAAGACCTTTATCTACATGAACAATCTTGACATAATTTTTTACAAAGTATATTGGATCCTGAGCACACTTAATGTACTCTTGAATTTGATCTTGAGTAAATTCAATATCAACACCGATCTTTTTTAGATTCGGATTACTTAAATAAGCATCAGACATATCTTCTAAAAATTCTATCAAACATTAAAGCGAGTAACATAGCAGCACCTGCGGTCAACATAGATTCTGTATATATGCCATCATAACGAGATGGATGACTTAAAATATCAGCAACAAGAGTGGCAAATCCAGTTAAAGCCAATGCAAACCATTTACTATGATTTATATTAAATAAAGATAAAATTACTGTAAGTACTAAAGCAATCACTGCTGTTTTACTTGCTGTTATAAAATGACTTAATGTAAGTACAGTTAAGTCTCCTTGAACCATACAAAGTAAACATGCTAAAAACGGTTCTAGAAACTTTTGTACAAAATAATCGTAATTAGTTTTTATCATCTTTGTTTTTTAACTTCTCTATTTCTTCTGCGTTTTTTGCAATATGATTATGATTAGAATCAATCTTTTCATCTTGTGCAGAATCAATCATTCTTTGTAATCTTCTACCTTTTTCTTCTTCACTATCTTTGTGTAATTCAGGATCGACTACTTTTTCTAACTTTAAAAATGGTATTCTTTCATTTGGTACATATCTCCATGTATATCCTTTATCACTGAATACACCAAATACTGTTTGTTTCATACCAACTTTTACAATAATAGCATCTGAACCATCAAGAATAACTTTATCACCTTCATTGAAGGCTCGGTTCATTTGAAACGCCATACCTTTGGCAAAGTTAGTTACAAAGTCTTTTAACATAAACGCAATGATTGCTGATACTAGAACAGCAATCCATGGAAGAATCAGAGTTGTCAAGTCTCCACTGAGAGAATTAATCGACTGAACTTCTTGCATTTTTTTCTCCTTGAATAAGTTTTTGAAGATCAGCAGTTGAACCTACAAATAATGCATTGGTTACATTCTGCGGTTTATCTTCTTTTGTCTGTAATATATCTTTCTTTTTCTTAGCCAACTCAAGGAGATCTTTGTTTGTATCAGTTAATGTTTTAAGTAAATTTGTCGCCACTTCAAATGCTCTTGGAGATTCACTCTGTCGAGCAATTTCCATAACTCTATCTAAATCACCCATTCCAGAGTCAATTAGATCTCTTAAATTACGTCTAGCATAGTCGTAATCATCTTCTATTTGTTTATTAATATTAGGTTCTATAACCTCCACTTCATTAGGAGGATCTATGTTTAGTACATGACTGAATTTAGAATCGAAACTCATGGTTGTTGATCACTTCCTGTTCTTGGATTATATATCAAACCGTCTGTATAGAAGAAGGTATTCGAAGCAAATCCATAATTATCATTTACATCAATTAAACTTCTATCAATAGACGCTGCACTATTTGTAGTAGGCGCGCCATTAGCTAATAATCCAGGAACAGTAACAAGACGACTTGACCTTGGAGTATTT